CGCGTACACACGCGAGGGCAGAGACAAAACGCACGATGGTTTAGATGTCGGGCTGTTTACGCAAAGCTCAGCCAACAATCGGGATGTGATTGCGTTGATGGCCAACGAGATACCGTGTAGCGAATACTCGGTGGCGCAAAGCGAGATCGGCCTTTGGTACATTGAAAAGGGCGTGACCTTCGGGTGCCGTGTAAGTGTGCCGCCAGAACCGGGTAGGTTTGTTGGACAGATCACAGTTGGTTGGACAAAAGAACCCGAGGACATAGCTAAAGCAATTAGCATGTTGCAAATTGCCAGTAACATTTTGAGTAAAAACAAACAGTAAAGGACCGTTATGCTGACACTTCTCTCGACCTTGATTTCGTTTTTGATGGGCGGTTTGCCCAAGCTACTGGACTTCTTCCAGGATCGCAGCGACAAGAAGCATGAGCTTGAGCTGGCGCAAATGCAGATTCAGCGCGAGCTGGAAATGCGCAAGCTGGGCTTTGAAGCGCAAGAGCGCGTCGAGCACATCCACACTGAGCAGCTGCAAATCCAAGCCGAGAACGACACGCGGCGCGACTTGGTCGACGCCCAGAAAGCCGAGATGCAAGCCATCTACGCCCACGACGCCTCACTCAATGAAGGCACTTCAACCTGGATGAAGAACCTGCGCGCCAGCGTGCGCCCCGTGATCACCTACGGTTTCTTCTTCCTGCTGGTGTTTGTCGATGTGGCCGGTTTTGCCTACGGCGTTTACCGTGGCGTCGATTTCAAAGACATGCTTGAGATGCTGTGGGATTCTGAGACCCAGGCTTTGTTTGCATCCATCATCGCCTTCCACTTTGGCGGCCGGGCTTTTGGAAAATGAACGTCAGCCCTAAAGCCATCAAGATGATCAAGCACCATGAGGGGGTGCGGCAAAAGGCATACCAGTGCCCCGCCCTCCTCTGGACAATTGGCGTGGGCCATGTCATCGATCCCAACCACGGGCGCGTCCCCCTGGATCAGCGCAAGGCTTTGCCTATCCCAGCTGGATGGGACCGCACAATTTCAATGGAGGAGGTCGATGCAATTCTTCGATCTGATCTGGACCGCTTTGAACGAGGTGTGGAGAAGCTGGTTCCCGTGGCCCTTACCCAAGGTGAGTTCGATGCTTGCGTTAGCTTTAGTTTTAATGTTGGCCTGGGAACACTTCAGCGAAGCACCTTCCGTCAAAAACTTATTCGGGGCGAAAAAGAAGCGGCGATTGAATCGCTGATGCAGTATTGCAAGGCCGGCGGCAAGGTCCTTCGGGGCCTGGAAACCCGCCGCAAAGACGAGGCCGCCCTGTTTAGGGCAGGCTAAAAAGAAGGGCTTGCCGAATAGGCTGGTCATAGCATAAAATCTCTGCGGGGCCCGTGCGCCCGCAGAAGGCCGCTTTGTAGCGGCTTTTTTCATTGTGGAGCAAAAATGGCAACAGCTGCAAATCCTTTCGACATTAAGACCGGGGGCAACCTGACGAATGCCTCGGGATCAAACACGGCTGCGCAGTTTGCGCCCGAGCAGCGCGAAGTAGACGCCGCCAAGGAAACCACCTCTGGCCAGCTTCAAACCATTCTGCAAAAAGACAGCCCGCTCATGCAGCTGGCACGCACACAAGCAACCCAGGGCATGGCCCAGCGGGGCTTGATCAACAGCTCGATGAACCAGGGTGCCGGCGTTGCCGCCATGTTGGAGAAGGCCACCCCAATCGCCGCGTCTGACGCAGCCACATACAGCAACCGCGCCATGACCAACCAGGCGGCGGTCAACACCGGCGGCATGTTCAATGCCGGCGAGCAAAACAAATTCGGTTTGCAAACCGGTGCCCAGCAATTTGCCACGACTGAGCGGCAAGCTGGCCAAGAGTTTGCAGCCACGCAGGCTGGCCTTGAGCGCCAGCAGCAATCGCAATTGCAGACAGCGCAGCAGACCTTCCAGGGCGCGCAGTCGAACCTGGACCGTGCACAGCAGCTGGTCTTGACCGACAAGAGCATCGAGGCTCAGCAGGGCTTGCAGAAAGCCCAGCAAGACTTTACCGGTGCGCAGTCAAACCTGGACCGCATTCAGCAGCAACAGCTGCAAGCCAGCCAGCAGACCTTTGCTGCCGGCGAATCTGCCCTTGGCCGTCAACAAGAGACCGCCATCACCGGCATGCAGATCACTGCACAGAAAGACATCCAAGGCGCGCAGCAACAATTCCAAGCAGCCCAGGCAAACCTGGAGCGTGCACAGCAAATCGTGTTGGCCGACAAGAGCATCGAGGCGCAAGCCAATCTGCAAAAGGCGCAGCAGAATTTCACGGCTGCGCAAGGCGAGCTGGACCGTCAACAGCAAACAGCTTTGCAAGCCGGTCAGCAAACCTTTACCGCTGGCCAAACCCAGTTGGAACGCGAACAGCAGTCCGTCATCTTGGGCGCGCAGCAACGCTTTACAGCAGCTCAGTCCGAGCTGGAACGCGCACAGCAGGTTGCCCTTACCGACAAAGGTATCGAGGCCCAAGCAGCTTTGCAAAAAGCTCAGCAGGGCTTTACGGCTTCTCAGTCCGAGCTCGACCGCGCACAACAGACACAGCTGGCCACCGCTCAGCAGACTTTCCAGAAAGTCATGCAAGACAATCAGCTCAGCTTCACAGGCACCCAAGCCGAAAAGGATCGCGCACAACAAGTGGCCATCCAGAAGCTGCAAGACGCTGGCCTCGACGCACGTCAAGCCACACAAATCGTGGCGCAAGAACGCGCACAGACCAGTCAGCAAACTTTCCAATCGGCTCAAGCTGGCCTGGACCGCACACAGCAAAAAGTCTTGCAAGATGCGCAACAAACCTTTACCGGCACTCAAGCCGACAAAGACCGCGCGCAGCAGCAGCTTATTGTCAAGCTGCAAGAGTCTGGCATGGAAGTGCGACAAGCCACACAGCTGGCTTCTGTGACAGCCGAAGCCGCCAAAGACCGTTCACAGCAGACTGCTTTGCAAGTTGGCCAACAAGAGTTTGCCGCTGGCCAAAACAAAATCCAAAACGAATTTCAACAAAAGCTCGCCACGCTGCAAGAGTCTGGTTTGGACTTCCGCCAGGCACGCGACATTGCGTCTCGCGAAGCCATGCAGAAGCTGCAAGACGCTGGCGTTGACAACCGCTTCGACAAAGAGATCGCGCTCAAGACCAGCCAGTTTGATGCTGAGCAACTTAACTTGGCCAAGCGTCAAATTGCAGACAACGCCGCGCAGCTCGACCGCCTTGGCTTGCAGATCAAAGCTAACCAGCAGAGCATCCCCACAACCTTTGCTGCCAACATCAGCAACACCACCATGAGCGGTGTGAATGCCATCATGGCCGATGGCAACTTGACCCCGGCTGCAAAGACCACGGCGATCACAAACTTGGTGACGTATGCCAACGCGCAGATCGCCTGGGCTGAGAAGTTTTACGGCGCAACAATTCCTAAAATCTCTACGCCCGCATGATCTATCGCAAAGCCAAATTTGAAGACGTGCCGGCCATTGTGGAGCTGGCCGTTATCTCGGTTTCAAACGATCCGTTGCCGGTCAAAATCGACAAGCTGTCGATGGCCGACACGGCCAAAGTCTGTCTCAACCCTGCACACTTCCTGTGGGTGGCAGAGGATGAAGACGGCAAGATCGTTGCAGCGTTTGCGGCTTGCGTGCAAAAAAGTTTTTGGTACGAGCGCATGCAGTGCTCTGTGCTTTTGTATTACACGACTGTCAAGGGCGCAGGTTTGCCATTGATCCGCGAGTTTGCTCGTTGGGTCAAAAGCAGATCGGCAATCAAAGTGGCCGTCATTTCATTGGAGCCAGGGGCGGATGCGCGCCTGGTTAAGTTTTTCAAACGCGTTGGGTTCTCGCGAGAGTCGCTCAACCTAACTTACGTTCGAGGAGTTTCAGCATGAGTAAAGTAGTTTCAGGCATCGGCAACGCTATCAGTGGCGTCGTCAAAGGTGTTGTCAACGTCGTCAAAGGTGTTGTCAAAGGCGTCGGTGACTTGGCCAAAAGCATCGCCAGTTCTAAACTGGGTAAAGCCATCATCATTGCTGGCGCGATCTACTTTGGAGGTGCGGCGCTGGCCGGGGGCTTTGGCTCATCGGCGGCGGGGGGAAGTTTCCTCTCGGGCATGGGCGCGGGCGTGAGCAGCGCCGCGTCCACACTGTCGTCTGCTTGGGGTTCTGTTATGGCCGGTAACTTTAGCCAGGCAGCAGGCGCGGTGGGCAACGCCTGGGGTACTGCCGGCGCAGCCGCTGGCCAGGCTGCTGGAGCTACCGCTGCTCAGGCCGCTGGCACTGGTGCGATGACGGTTTCACCGACAGCCACGCCAACAGCCGTGACTGCGCCTACGGTTGGAGCGCCTACGGCTGTGGCCAACGGCGGTGTGCAAACTCAAGCGCAAATGCTTGCCGCTCAAAACGCGGGTATTCCCGGAGCTGATACGTTGACATCCGCTGCTTTGAAAACGGGTGTCACACCGCCTCCTGCTGCGCCCGGTTTCTTCTCCAGTGACTTGGCCAAATACGGCGCAATCACCGCAGGCACCCAAGTGGTTGGCGGCATGATCCAAGGCGCTGGTCAAAAAGCAGCGCAAGAAGATCAACGCGACTACGAACTGCGCATGGCGCAAGAAGCTCGCGACCGTTACAACGCAAACGTGGGTACGTCTTTGTGGGGTTCCAACCAGCCCGTCAATCCAGTCACAGGGATGCCAGGCGTAAACGCTTGGGACCCTCAACAAGCTGCGCGTGACATCAACGCTCGGTACTCAGGACAGCCTATGGTTGCAACCGTTGGTAGCCCTGGCGTGATCAACCGCAACATCAGCACTGTGCAGCCTGGCACGCCGATGGCAAACAACAACTACCCGGTTTACAACCCGTACTACGCTACCCCTCCTGGTCGCGGTTAAGGAGTAATCCATGGCAAACCCCCAACAAGTACCGGCGCTTTCCGACGCAATCACTCTCCTAAAAGCCGGAGAGAAAGATAAAGCCAACGCGGTCATGCGTCAGATTGTTGGTCTGGACCCGGTAGCGGCGGCACCTGCGCCTGCGCCTGCGCCCGCACCGGCACCCGATCGCGAGATGGATTTGCAAGTCATAGTTTACGGACCCGATGGGTCTATGTATTCAAGTCCTGGGGCAGCTCGCCGCGCTGGGGTTCCAAACTATACGATGACACCGCCGGTTGCAGCCAATGCCCCATTGGACCCGGTCCAAGGGGCCCGTGACGCTAACGCTCGAAACCAACCAAGCGCCGGCGGTCTTATCAACCGCAACATCAAAAACACGTTGACCAACAACAATCTTCCAATGTTCAATCCGGCGTATGCCGGGGCGGTTGATTCAGGGGTTTCGCTTAGCGCGCCGCCAACTTCTAACCCCTACTACACGACTGGACGGGTATAACTGTGGCAATTCGAGATAGAAACGCGGTACAAGCCTACAACTTTGAGGACATGGGCGGCGGCAGCGACTTCGGCGGCGACTTCGGCGGCGACTTCGACGGAGACCTCGGCGTAGACTTTGGCGGCGATAGGTTTAGCGGCGGCGATAGCTTTGGCAACGAAGGCGGAGATATTAGCGGCGCTGGCGGCGGCAACAGCAATGTCGGCGAAGATGTTAGCGGCGGCAAAGAGATCAGCGGCGGAACCGGTGACATCCCTACCATCAGTGACATCATGGACCGGGCGGCAGCGTCTGGCTCTGCCGATGCGCTGCCAGGTTTTACAACGCCAACGGCCAACGATACTTTGGACGACAACAAGTCCAACCCAAATGATTTTCCGGCGGACACTGCTACCAACAGCACCAGCACCAACCCAAATGATTTTCCGG